TCTTAATGGCCATCTGCTGGTTTGTCAAATCAGCAATCTGCGCTTTGATGGCTCCAATTTGACTATTCCAAGATTCACGAGTGCCATATAATTTTAACTGATCTAATACAAATTCAGATGCTTTTGTTGCATCACCTACTACTCCACCACTGTCTTTAGACAATCTAACCTGATGTTCTCTTAGAGCAATCGCAGAATCATAATCACCCATATACTCTAAATCTTGGGATACACGTAACATTTTATTTTTAATAACACGGCGTTCATCATAATATTGTTTAATAACACTTGGGATGATACCATCAACGTCTTTTCTAAATCTCATGCCAGTAGCAGAGATAGCAACGTCTTCTTTGGGATCGGGTATATGACCGTTAAGAACATTATCAACTGACATACCAAACTCAATACCTGGTATAATTGTTTCAGGTGACATATTATTCTGGACAATAATATTTGGATATAGAGAGTTAAGGTCAAAGGATACAACCCAATCATGCATACCCTTTTGAGGTTCTTTTACATAAGCACCTTCATATTCTCTTTTAGTTTGAGGTCTCTTAGGTGGTATTGCTATCTGCTGCACCAATAGAATGCGATAAATGATAGCATCCCAAATCTGCACGGTACCAAAGGTCTCTGCATAATTAACACCACCCCTATAGGCCATGGTCATGGCTAGATTAATAAGGTTTAATCTTTTGTCTAGCTTCTCAATCAGTTGAACATCTTTTAGGTTATAGTCAACATACTTCTGGTAATCATACTTGTAGAGACTATTAAGGTTACCATACTCTTCATAATCTAATTTACGTTCATCCAATACAACATGTGCGATATGATCTAACTTGTATGACTCTTGGGCACCATACTGAAATCCAAACTTGCGAAATAATTCTAGATAGTCTAATTGTTGGATACCGGCTAAGTCATAGAAGAGATGTGGTCGCCCAGCAATGTTTATTGTTCGGTCTTCGACCAATCCCCACGGAGAAAGCTTTCTGTAGACATCTCCTCCGATGACGTTCCGTATACGATTAACCAGATAAGGAAGATCAAAGCCCCGAGTATTCCAGCCGGTGACAATGTCCGGAGACCACCTAGGATCCGACCAATAAGATAGCCAATCCAATAGCAGTTCAACTTCATCCTTACATTTTTTATAATGGATGTGCTCAATACCTTCAACCTCACATTTGTCTTCATCGTAGTCATATAGCCCCCACACCCAATAGGTATCTGATTGATTATTCTTCATTGATATAGTAGTTACTGGATGTGCAGCTGATTCTGGAAATGGAAAGCCCTCATCAGAAGCAACTTCGATATCAATATATGTTATATTTACCTTCTTCTGATCAAACTTTATTTCTTTGTCGGGTCTAAATTTATCTGCAATAAATTGTGTGATGTAATTAGTTGTACCATAGATAGTCATACCATCTACTTCACCATATGTTTTCATATAGTTTGTAGCATCACGCATTGAGTCAAAACTTTTGGGGAGAACAGGATCGCCCTGTAGGTTATACCAACCAGTCTCGTGTGTAGAGTTTACATATAGTGTTGGCATATAGGGAATCTTCTTAGCAACTTTTTGGCCGTCCTCGATTCCACGATATAGTATGTTATTTCCATAACGATTTACGCTAGTGTAAAAGTTCATAATACCTCCGAACTTACATTAAGCTTTTATTATATTATAAAATAAAAAAAGGGGCAACGCCCCTTTTTAAATAATTATTTTTTGAGATGCATCTGGTGGAGTCATTAACTTACCAAATGCTCTTTCATATTCATTTTTAATTTGTTGTGATGGCTTTATTTCTGCAGACACAGCCCGCTTAAAAATCTTTATGGGTTCACTTGGCTCAGAGAACATACTCCAAGGAGCTACACCTAATTCATTTTGGCTAACAAGACGAAAATTACCTACATCTTTACAAATATAATATTCATCTGTTTCCTCAACAACTTGCAGAATAAGTTCTATACCTTCCATCAATTTAAAAATGGTAACTTGCATGTTATTCCTTCTTATCTGTCACAAATTCATAAAGCTTGTCAGCCTGAGCTTTAATCTCATCTGGAGTAACTGCTTTAGGAATATATTTCTTATATGCTTCTAATGCTTCTTCAGCATTATCTTTAAACATTTCCATGGCTTTATAGGCAACTTCCATTTGCATGTCATATTGCTTGTCAAGCATGTCTTTTGCCATGTTTAGAACATCATAGCGGATTTGATATGGGTTTGACATTTTATGTCTCCTTAATGTGTGTGTGATCAAAGGGGCCATTACAGCCCCTCAGCTAAGACTCTTCTATTAGCGTTTCAGTTTTGCAACTTGCATCATGCAATTCTTAGCTAGGTCGTGTTGACCTTGACTTGCAAAATGAGCAGCTGCTCTACTATATCCAACTACTTCGCACCAGTTCATAAAACCAGCCCAAAGTTTTTGGAATCTTGAACGATGATCGATTGTGACTGTATCTACTAAAAAAGCCATTAGACAAATCCTTTTAGGTTAGGATTAAAAGGAGCGATAAGATGTGATTGTTTCATATCTGTATCTTGTCTGGCAATAGAATAGATATCGCCTCTTGCAATACCAATATCGTTCAATTCTGCATCAGTTAGCCTACGCAATTCGTTTTCAGTTTGACGAACGGCTTTGGCCATCTGATAGTCGTTAATCAGCTTCTTGAAGAAGCTCTTTAGTGTCTGTGTCATTTGTTAATTCCTCGTAATGACCGATTTCGATTTTACGAGGACGCAGTTCTTCTGGGACTTCATATTTCAGCTCTACTGACAATACTCCGTCTACTAAGTCTGCTCCGTTTACTTTTACGTGTTCGGACAGCCTAAAGGTGCGTTTGAACTTCTTGGTGGAAATACCACGGTGAATGTATTCGCGACCCTTACTTACATGTTCACCTCTAACAGTAAGTGTACGATCCTTAACTTCAATGTTAAGTTCGTCCTTACTAAATCCAGCCACGGCTAATTCAATTAGGTAATCGTGATCACCCGTTCTCAGAATATTATGTGGGGGATAGTTATCTGATGAATGTTTAGCTACATAATCCAGTTCACTAAGTAGATGATCAAATCCAACAAAAGATGAACGTGGGAATAGTGATTGTACGCCTGTCATGTTTATCTCCTTTATACAAGCAAGAAAGCTATGCGACCGGTCTTCCGCATCGCAACATTATTTATATTTAAATTATAATAGGATCTGGGCCATTAGTCACGATTTTTTTGAACTCCAGATATTCATTAATCGATTAAATTATTTTTTATGGCTTTAAGAATTCTTTTACTTCTGTTACGGGATTCAAATAACTCATATAAACCTTTTAATTGACTTATACCCGAAACAGCGTGTTGATGAAAAGTACATGCAGCCTTTAAATTATCTAATTCATTAGTCATTTTAAATTCATGAAATTTTATTTTTTCCTTTGTATTAAATCTAATATATGAAGTAATATCACCATGTCTGATACTAACATTACCTTCTTCATGTTTTTTTATTGCTGCTGTTACTATTGGTCTAAACCATCTACCAATGTCAAATTCTGCTGATATGGTATTAAAATGTTTTGTATAATCATTTGAGTGTAGATATGGATGTAATGTTGTTACTGTGAGGGGCTTATCCGCAAAAAATATTTTTGTATTATGAAATTGAAATAAACCCAATTCACTTTCTCTCATATCAACGGATTGTGATGTATAATCCATAATTCTTTCATCGTTTGAATAAAAACCTCCGCTATAATATCCAAAATCAATATCATAATTAAATTTCATAACATAACATTGTTTTAAAACATCAGTTGACGCTGGGCACCTCCGGAGCATAGATTGCTTATACCAATCAGGAAGGTTTTTATTAAGTGATTCAATTTTAGTAAGTAAAAGATCAACAGAAAACTCTAAACCTGTTAGGTTATGTGATACTAAATTATGATACGATGCATAATATACATTTATAGTCATTTGTTTCCAATATTATATTTGGGACACAACTCCCACTCATCCTTTTCTTTAAACGGTAATATTTTAATAAGTCTTAAAGGAGCGCAGTCTGCTGCTTTGGATGTGTCCTGTATTTCGACTAACCCCCAATCACTCATTAGTGTAGCAATTGTGTTACGTCTTTGAATATCTGATTCTTCTAGATTAGCTTTTTTACCATCCAACATAAACAACTCTTTGAAGTGGACAATAAAGTAACGCCCTTGTTTATGTAAGATATGACATGATTGAAATAGTTTTTTATCTTTACGAGATGCTACACCAATACGTGTTAGTGTCTCTCTTACCTTTAAAAAATCTTCTGGATCATTTAAAGTCACTTCCAACATCTCTGTTGGGTTCCATTGAATTAAGTTAGCCTCTTCCACCTTTATTCACCTTCTGTTTTATTATAGTTATTTGTTCAGGTGATAGGAGATGAAGTATTTGTTTGGCTTTCTCATTATTATAGCCATAGTATTGTTTAATCACCTCAATATCACTCTCAGTTTCTGGTTTCATCCATTTCGAAAATCGTTTACGTTTTCTGATGGTATTTATCAAAAAATGATATTGAAGCTTATTATCACAATGGTGGTATTGATTCATGACATTGGCCAAGACCGCCGTGTCATTAAAGTAGCTTAATGACCTATTGACCATAAAACTATTATATGACTTCTCAGCCATATCATCAATCATAATATCTTTTTTAGTATCATTGATACTAGTAACATAATTAAAAGGGTTCATTAAATACCTTGCTCAACTCCACTATCCTGCCAAGCCCATCTATCAAGGCTCTCGGATATCAATTTATATAATTCTTCTGAGGTATAGTCTTGTGTATTCTTTTTATTAATATGATTATCATTAACATATAATTGAGGTACGGTTCTATGGCCCTGAGCTTTCATAAAAGCCAAAGCTTTAGGATCTTCTTGTATATTAATAACATAATACACATATCCTGTTTTGTCAAGCTTTGATTTCATTATTTCACAATACGTACAATGTGTTTGTGTATAAAGTGTTATGGCCATAGTACCTCCTATTTAAATTGAATGTCTCGCATAACTTCAGTAAGACAGGCAACCATATTAAGTTCATGATCAGCAACAAAGGCATCTTTATATTGATAATCAGCCAACAACAAAACCAATTGAGGTATACTATGTGAATCTACATATGTATACATGGAATCATATAGTCCACGGAATATAGCTGTAGTGTCCATATCCATATTATCAACGACCCAACGTCTCATGGCCTTAAAGTTTTTATCTTTAAGTGTTTTAGTCAGATCTCCAAAGTTGCCAGAATTATTATTTGAATTAGGAATACTAAGGTAAGAATTGGTATTAGAATATCGCTGTGCTTCATTTAAAACCCGTCTCCAGTCTGGAGCGTGTTTCATAATCAGATCAGCAGCCTCTTTCTGATCATATGATATACTCTCCTGTTCTAGTATATATACGAATCGTTTAAAGAACTGGCCAGCAAGTTCAGCCATTTCCTTTTTAGAGGTATTGAATTCATATACACCACAACGAGAATGTAATGGTTCAATGATTCTATTTTTAAAATTACATGTAAGAATAAATCGACAGTTATTACTAAACTCTTCGATAAATCCCCGCAAGGCAGGTTGTGTAGACTGGGGGTTTAGATAATCAGCCTCATCGAGAATGACAACCTTATAACCTCCTTGCAGGGATACAGAAGAGGCAAATTGTTTAATCTTCCCACGAAGAGTATCAATATTACCTTCTTCTGATCCATTAATAAGAATATAATCAAGGTCAAGCTCATTACATAGAGCTTTGGCCACTGTTGTTTTACCTAAGCCAGCAGTGCCGGTGAAAAGCATATTCTGCAATTCACCGGTTGCCACCATATCCTGAAACGTATTTTTAAGAGAAGGAGGAAGGATCGTTTCGGATATATTCTTAGGACGATATTTTTCAACCCAAAGAAAATCTTTGCTCATAATATAAAAAGGTATCCTTATTCAGCTTCAGCAGCTTGATCTTGTTGGTATGTTTCGGACATCTGAATTAGTTGTACGGCTTGATCACGCAAGGTGCCAAGTGTAGATAGTTCTTCACCCTTAACAGCACCACGCTGTACCATAGTATCAATAACCGCAATTGATGAACGGCAAACTCGATTGGCAAGATCATATACTGGTGCATGTGATTCGTGTGCCATTTTTACTTCGTCTTCTTTAGACATATTAGTCTCCATATGTTGAATTTTTCTCTAGAGCAACCCAGTAGTTGAGCTTCTCGTCTGAACTTGTAAATTGTGAAATTAATTTTTTAGATATCTTAACATCATAGCTATCAGATATCATCTTTAGGTTAGAGATGTTAATAATAAATTTGAATGAGTCTTCGTTGTATCCTCCGTCTACTGAAATAGAATATGAATTAGATGTTGTGTTCTCTGTATCTACTACTGTTAATAGTATAACACCATCATCTGGTTCAATCAACATCTGAGAATGTCCTAATGACATCGCAGCACGTTTAATATTAGTAAGTGTATCCTGATCCAAAGTAAACCAAACATCAGGATCAGGCATGATAATGGGTTTCTGCGGACTTGTCAAGATATCAGTATCAGAGTAATAATACTTAACGGATGCTCGACCTGCGTTACCGCCGATCTGCATTGATTGTTCACCAAACCGAACAGAAGGATTATCCACTAGACTCAATACATTTAGAAATTCATTGAGATCATAGATACCTAATGTTTGATCGAATGTTTCGTCAACAATTGCTTCTGCCAACACATTCTTAGCCTCAGCAATAGTCATAAGTTTGTTACCAGGGTTGATAACAATATTACTATTGATTGTACCAAAGTTCTTTAGAACGTTTACCGTATTAGAACTGATTTCCATAATTAATTACCTTTTATCTTACTAAAGTTTTTATCTTTCACTATTTCAAGCTTACGGTCGAATCTACCTTCTAACATCTCGCCCTTATGAGATATAACAAATACATTCGTACTTTCTCCTAAAGTATAAATGATTTTCATGAGATTGTCAATACCGTCATGATCTAAAGATGAATCAAATGTTTCGTCTAATATAAGAAGATTAGTCGCAACACTATTTTTCATCTTAGCGATCTGTCTCCAAGTAAACAACAGAGCAAGGTCAATACGTTGCTTCTCACCTTCAGAGAATGAATCATAGGAGAAGTTATCTCTAAAGCGTGATCTAATTGTTTCTTGGAAAGCTTCGTCCAAATCAAAAGACACAAAGAAGTCTAATATCTGGAGATATTGATTACATAGTTTATTTATCACAGGAAGATACTGTTTTACAATTTTTGTTTTGATACCAGTATCTTTTAACATTGTAGACATAATAATATTATAGTTGAGTTGTTCACTCAAGACTAATTTATTTTCTACTAGCTCATTACCATTATCTTCTAATTGATCAAGATCAGATACAGCAGCATCAAGATCTACACTACTATCTATTTTTTCAATCTCTGCTTGTGTTCGATTAATAGCTGATTGAAATTGAGATATAGATTGATTATTGGCATGTATGTGTGCCTGCCATTCCCTACAATCATCTAATATCAAATCGAGGCTCTTAATACATTCTACATGCTTGGTAATAGAAGTTGAAGCTGTCTCAAGTGCTTCCTGTAATTGCTTTGCCTTTTCTTTTCCTTCCAGGATATGCTCTTGTTTGGTTTCCTCTGTGATGGGCT